TCTATACCGCAAACGACTCTGACCTATCCTCGCAAGTTTGAGCGAGAGATGAATCTGGTTATCGAGTGCCTTGCGCGCGACGTAAGCACTCTGGATGATCGACTCGACGATCTCTGTGAGGCCGTCGAAGATGCCATCGGAGCAGATAACACGCTCGGTGGCATCGTAAAGGATTGCGTGTTGCAGGACACGCAGATAACGCTGGACTCGAGCGGCGATGCGCCTATCGGGTCAGCAAGGTTGCAGTTCCGCGTGTCATACCGGACTGCGGAGACAGACGCAGGAACTATCATTTCGTAAGGAGTAAAACATGGCAAACCATCACGGTACGGAAGGGCTTGTTAAGGTTGGCGCGAATACGGTTGCAGAGGTGACGGGTTTTTCTTTTACCGTTACCGCTGAATATGCCGAGGATACGACGCTGGCTGATACGGCTAAGACCTACAACACGACGGCGATCACATCTTGGAACGGTTCTGTGACCGCTTTCTGGGACGAGACCGACACTACAGGTCAGAATGCTTTGACTACTGGATCGAACGTGGCTCTCGTTCTCGCCCCAGAAGGAACGGATAGCGGCGATACCCGTTACAGCGGAAATGCTTTGATCACGGAAATCACGCGCAATGTGCAGCGTGGTGCGATCACTGAGATCACTTTCAACTTTATCGGCAACGGCGCTTTGACCTCTGCCACTTCTTGATATAGCGAGGACTTATGAACTGGAAAGAACAGGCGAAATCGCAATTCGCTGAACGGCGCAAGCCGGAGACGCTCGTTGCGATACCTGTCGCGGCTTGGAATACCACCGTGTATTTCTGGCCGGACATGACGCTCGCCGAGCGTCGTGAAATCTTTATGCTGGCAAAGCAAAAAGGAGACGAGACCGTCCTAGACCTAGAGGCGATGGCGATCACCTTGATCGTTCGCGCTAGGGATAAGGAAGGCAAGCGACTTTTTAGCAAAGCCGAACGCATGGAGTTGATGAACGAATACGATCCCGAGGTGATAGCCGAGATCGTTTCTGCCATGAACTCGCCAGTTCCTAGTATCGAGGACGCAGAAAAAAACTAATTGAGGACGGGCATCTCCGGGCGATTTATGCTCTCGCGCTACGGCTGCACGTCCTCCCCGAGCAAGTTTTTGATATGACAGAGAGCGACTTCTACCATCTTCTAGCCGCTTGTAAGTTAGAGGCAGAAGATCAGGAGAAATCATGGCGCAAGCACAAGTAGTCCTAACAGCAGTTGATCGTACACAGGTTGCGATCAACTCTGCTGTTCGGGGAATGAAAAGCCTAGAACGAACCGCTAAGGTCACAGCCAAGGCAGTTAATATGGCATTTGGGTTTTTTACTGGCGGCGTGATTATTGGCGCATTTGGTAAGATTATTGAGGCAGCAAAAAAAACAGAGGAAGGTGCTAAATCTGTAGAAAATCTAAAAAAGACTCTGCAAGATCCTGTTCTTTTATCTGCGGCAAATGCTGTATCTAAAACATTGGTTGATGGCTTTGTTGTCGCAGCGGGTGGTGTCGCTGCATTTGCAAGGTTAGTAAAACAAGAACTGGTTGCTCTTGGCGCAGTAGAGGCATCAACGACAGAAGACATAGTTGCAAACTTAAAACGTGAACTAGCAAAGTTAAAATCAACTGCTCCAACTGGAATTTCTGCTGCTGCTGGCGCCGGATTTGCCACTCAAGTTGAAGGCTATGCTTCTGCTGAAACAGCAACAAGAATTGCGGAAATTGAAGCAGCCTTAAAAGCAATAGAAAAAAATGCTGCAATGCGTGCTATCTATGCTGGCGGCTCTATGAGTGGCAGGCCGGGGGGCACTAGATTATCAATACAACGTGGGTTTTTAGAGGCTCAGGCTATCGCAGAAAAAAATGCTGCTGATGCTGCGGCAAAATCATTAAAGAAATTAAACGAAGAGCAAGCGGCATTTACTGCTAGATATAGACAAATGAAGGATCAATTGGAAGATCCTGATTTATTTGAAAATGCTTTTGAAGCAACTGATGTGCAGATAGCGAATAGCGTTCAATCAATGTTAGATAATATGAACGCTGCTGATAAACTCATGGAAGAATTTGCAAAAACTGCTGCACAAAATATTCAATCTGCTTTTGCCGACTTCTTGTTTGATCCTTTTGAGAATGGCTTGAAAGGAATGCTCTCTGGATTCTTAAACGTCATCCGTCGCATGATCGCAGAGGCCGCGGCTTCGGCTATTCTGAAGTCGGTTTTCGGAGCCTATCAGGGCAAGAGCGGGTTTATGGGCGCTGTTGCCAATGCACTATTTACTCGCGCATCTGGCGGCCCTGTATCTCCAGGCACTCCGTACCTAGTCGGTGAGCGTGGGCCAGAGTTATTCGTTCCGGGTACTTCTGGCGGCATCATGCCGAATAATCGCCTTGGAAATATGGGGAGTGGCGTAACAGTTGCCCCTGTTTACAATATCGACGCTCGCGGCGCGACGGCTGATCTGCAAAATGCCCTGCCGGGAATTCTTGCAGAAAACAATCGACGCATCTTTGATGAACTTGACCGACGCTATGGGATAGGCCGATGACAGACTACGTTTTACCTCCCGACCTCGTTGCGTCGGATATAGAGTGGAGCCTGTTCGATAATACGGCTGTCTTTGCATCGCCCCTTTCTGGTGCGGTGCGTACCGTTTCGCGTCCCGGCACTCGATGGGGCGTTCGCATGACTTTTCGTGCGGTCTCGAGTCAGGATCGACGACGGCTTATGGCTTTGATCGCTACCTTGCGCGGAAGAACTAACCGCCTATGGGTGACTGATCCTGCCTATACAATCGCTGGATCTATGCCGTCTCCCGAGTTGATTACGAACTCCTCGGCAGTGGTCAATACGACGGGCTGGACTTCAAGCGGTGCGGAACTTGTATTGAGTTCCGATTCTGCCTTCGGCCTTCGCTTAACGCGAACCGGAGTGACTGCGGCACAAAACGCGAATCAGGGCGCTGTAACTTTAGTCAATAGTGCCCCCTATGCTGTGCAATTCCATGCCGCGCAAGGCAAAGGAAATATCCGATTCAGTATGCGCTGCGGATCTACTTCTGGCGGCTCAGAGATGCTCTCAGGAATCACTTACACAGCGTCAGCACGATATGTCGCAGGATTTACCTCAACCGCAACGACTGGTTATTTCAACATCCGTGACTTTACGCTTAACCGTAACGCAGGTGATTTTCAGTTCTTCCCATGGGTATCTGCTGCTCGTTGTGCATTTGTAAATGGCGCAAGTCAAACAGGCTCTAGCCTATTACTCAAATCACTTCCGACTTCTACGAACGGGCTGCTTCGCGCAGGAGATTGGATCGAAGTCAATAGCGAATTAAAAAGATTGATCGCTGATCTTGACTCTGATTCCTCCGGCGGCGGTACGGTTCTATTTGAGCCGGCTTTGAGAGCCTCTCCTGCTGATAACACTCCGGTTGTGTTTCGCAATCCGATGGGCAAGTTCTTACTTGCCGAGGAATCAGTTTCGTACGGAACTCGTCCCGGCATCCTTTCCGACATTGAACTTTCACTGATCGAGGACGTTACATGAGCCGAATAGTCTCGGCTACTAATGCAACCGAGGCCGATAAACTTTCTATCGTTGCGGTTGTGATGGCTGACCTCGATTTTGTCTCTGGCATGGTCAGAGTTCACGATGGCTCCGGCTCTTTATCGTTTGGTGGGAATACCTATTCGGGAGTCGGTCAGTTTGGCGGCATAGATGTAATTGACGAAAACATTGACATTGTTGCTAGAGGTATCAAGTTGACACTCTCTGGCGTTGATTCTGTTTTTGTCACTCCTACGATGACCGAGGTTTATCAGAATCGAGATGTGACGCTCTATCTAGGATTTGTGAATCAAGCGACAGGAGCATTACTAGATACCCCGGAGACGATCTGGGAAGGTCGCATGAATCAAATGTCGTTCCGTATTGATAAGGGTGTTGCGAGTATTGAATTGACTTGCGAGCATCGTTTACGACGAGAGCCTCGCATTGCTCGATACAGTGACGAAGATCAACGAGTTCTATTTGCCGGCGATAGGTTTTTTGACCTGATGTTTGCGATTCAAGGCTTTGTCGGTAAGTGGGGCGCGCGCGATTCCTACTATGGCGGTGGTGGCCGACCATACATTCCCGGCGAAGAGCGGAGGCAAGAAGATTGAACAGGCGATACGATTGGGCTTCGCAAATGTATAGCGTGATTGATGCGCACATTGACTCGCCTTTTGAATGGGGCTTAAACGATTGCTGCCTATTTGCCGCTCGAGTAGTCGATGCTATGTGCGGAACCGCGCATGAGGTTGAACTAACAAAACACTACAGCGACGAGGCCTCTGCTCTGCAATATATCGAGAACTCTGGCGGTATTGAAAAAGCCGTTGCGAGTTATCTCGGCGAATCTCAATTTGAAGGCAGACCAGTTCGAGGTGATGTTTGTTTAATTCAGCACAACGATAGAGAGGCTCTCGGAATTTGCATTGGAAAAGAAATAGCAGTGCAAACTACCGAGGGTATTAGTTACGTTGATCGTTCTGCAGTTCTGAAATTCTGGGGAATTTAAGTGGCAGACATAGGAACAATCATCAAAGGATTGCAACTGGCTTTTAGTTCGTTTGCAAAAACGGCTATCGGAAAGATTGCTATTACAGTAGCCACAACTGTCGCTGTAAATAAAGTGACAGAGGCTCTAGCCGGCAAGCCTAGAATTGCAAAACAAGCCGCTGATGTGGAATACACCGGAACCGTAGAGCCTCGTCGAATTATCTACGGCGAGATTCTTGCCTCCGGCATCAACATCATACCGCCGCTTACGTCAGGCTCGACTAACGAATTTTTGAATCAGGTTCTAGCGGTAGCCGGCCACGAATGTAATCAACTCGGCACCGTTTACTTTAATCGAGCGGCAATCGGCACGATCTCGTCAGTTACGGGAACCGATAACGACGGCAAAGTAACCACAGGCGTATATAACGAAAAGGCTTGGGTTCGTCGATATACAGGAACCGATACGCAATCGGTTGACTACAAACTAGCGACTGCGTTCCCGTCTCAATGGACTGCCGCTCATGCAGGGAAAGGCGTTGCCTATATTGCGCTGACTTTTAAGTACGACGAAGAAGTTTATAAGACAGGCAAGCCAGAAATCACTTGTTTAGTTCAAGGCAAAAAGGTCTATGACCCTCGCCTAGATTCTACGCGTACAGGTGGCAGCGGATCGCAGCGTGTAACCGATCCGTCGACCTATACCTATTCATCTAATCCTGCCCTTTGCCTTGCAGACTATTTGATTTCTAATCGCCTCGGGCTCGGTGAAGATCCAACTAGAGTTGATTGGGCTCTGGTCATGGATGCGGCTGATATTTGCGACGAGTTGGTTAATCTTCCTGGATCAACTACCCAGAAACGATATACATGCAACGTTGCTCTGACGGCGACCGATCGCTTTGAGGATAACATCCAGACTCTCGCACAAGCGATGGCCGGCGTTTGCTATTACTCAGGTGGCTTGTGGCGCATATATGCCGGAGCATGGTCAACATCGGCTTTCACAATTACCGATGACGATTTAGTTGAGGGAGGCATCGATGTAGCGACAGCCTTCCCGTACAATCAACGCTATAACTCCGTTCGTGGTCAGTTCGTCAATAAGGATCGCAACTGGCAACCGATGGAATATCAGCCAGTCATCAATACGTCCTACGTTACGGCTGACGGCGAACAGATATGGCTTGAGACAGACTTTGCCGCTTGCACTAACGAGTACGAGGCGCAACGTCATGCGATTTTGCTCTCGCGTCGTAGTCGCAACGGCCAGGTTGCTACGCTGCGCTGCGGCATGAGTGCCTTTAAGATTCGCCCGTTTGAAACCGGAACCGTTACGCTTTCGGAGATCGGATGGACTAATAAGACAGTTCGTTGCGAGGGCTGGAAGTTTGACCCGAGCGGCGCGATTGATTTGATTCTTCGAGAAGAAGCCTCGTCAGATTGGAATGATCCGCTGACGACGGATTACCTTACACCTACCAGTGTTAGCACCCCGAGCCCGACGATTTATGAGCCTTTGCCGCCAACTAATCTCGCGGTGACTACCTTGCAGAGCGGCTTCGCTTTAACGTGGTCTGCGCCTGCTGTTGTTCCTGTTGGCGCATTTTATGACGTTTACGAATACACCTCATCAACTCCTTTCTCGTCTGCCTCTATTGTATGGCGCGGCATCTCAACGAATGTTTTCATTCCAAAGGTAGATACAACGACTCGCTACTATTGGGTAGTTTTGAAAACCCCAGATGGCGCAGAGTCCGACCCGGAGCCGCCTGTTACGGGAGTTGCTGCAGGAGCAGCCTCGTTGCCGACTACGTTACTGGCAACTGTGAATCCGTCATCGGTCAGCAAGACCGACCCTGCTGCATCGATTACAACAGCCGGTGTGACCGTTACGGCTACAGGCGGCACGTCACCCTATACCTATGCCTGGACACGGCAAAGTGGATCTACAAATATCGCAGCGGATAGCGCATCTGCCGCGACGACCACTTTTACCGGAACGAGCCTCGTCAGCGGAACGACCTACAATGCTGTCTTTCGCTGCACCGTTACTGATAATGCTGCTGCAACGGCAACCGTTGACGTATCAGTGACCATTGTTCGCGGCGATTTCAGCGCGGCAGCAAGTCCAGACTATCTTTACAAGTCAACGTCAACTTCCAGCGCGACAACCTCGAGCACTACAGTAACTCCGACAGGGGGTGTTTCGCCTTACACCTACTCTTGGGCTTTATACGAAGGAGACACCCTAACCGTAACAAGCCCGACCTCTGCAAGTACTACATTTAGTTTGACAGGTATCAGCGAAGGCGAGACGTATTATTCAACTTATCGCTGCACTGTTACGGATAGCACTTCGGGTACTCCGCTGACGGCAACTGCCGATGTGCTGATTACGATTGAGCGACCAGATAGCGGTGGGATTCCACCATGATTAGGAGACAGCCATGATTGATCTATCAAAGTTCAAAGTTCCGACGGGTTCTCTGTTAGTTGATGGCGGTCTCGTGGTCGCCCTGATTATTTGGGGAACGCAGATGACCTCTAAACTTGATGCGATCAGTCAACGTCTTGAAAAGGTCGAGCAAACGAGCATCCAGCCGGAAGCCGATCGACGTATCGCTGTTATCGAGGCCAGATTATCGGATACGAACTCGCGGCTGCAGTCGATCGAAGGTAAATTAGATCGCGTCCTCGAGCGACGTTAGCCGTGGAACTCTTTGAGATTTTTACCCGAGCATGGCCTGTCATCCTTGCTCTGATTACGCTCATCATTGTGCTCTCGAAGTTAGACCTTCGCGTCGCAGTGCTTGAGGACAAAATCAAAACACTATTTGATCTGGTAAATAAACGGGACAAATGAGGCCACTATTATGATGACCATGCTTTCGACCTTTCTTTCGTTTCTTGCCGGTGGCCTTCCTAAGATTCTGCAAATTTTTCAAGATCGACAGGATAAAAAGCATGAACTGGCTCTCGTTGCTGCGCAGAAAGAGCGCGAACTTGCCCTCGCCGAACGAGGCTTTATCGCGCAAGCCAAAGTCGAGGAAATCAAGACGGAACAGATTGCTATGCAAACTGCTGCGGAGGAGCGAGTTGCCCTCTATCAGCATGACGTGGAGATAGGCAAGGGTGCATCGCAGTGGATGATCAATCTTCGCGCGTCTGTGCGTCCGGTCGTGACCTATATCTTCGTGCTCGAATTAGTAGCGATCAACATTGCTGGCGTTTGGTACGCCTACACGACAGGCATCCCGTTTGCTGAGGCGATGGCTGAAGTATTCTCTGACGATGAGATGCTAATTCTGTCCTCGATCATTGCCTTCTGGTTCGGAAGTCA